GGTTTATTTTTTACGCTGCACATTTGGCCGGCGTTTTGCACCGCAAAGCAAACAGGGCCCTCAGTGGGGCCCCGGTCGAAAAGCTCGACGTGGGGGCCGTTGAAGGCCCTGCGGGGCACAGCTTGGCACCGCCGAAGGGTCGTCGTCAAGCGAGATAAGTGCGAAGTTTCACGGCTTCTCATCGGTTACAGCTCTGATCCTGGCGGATCACGCTGTGTGGTGTGACGAAGGGCACAGCGGCTAGAGAGCCGGAAGTGTCCGCAACCCCGAAGAGAGGTCATGTGTTCTATAAGTGGGGGGGTAGGGGGGGCCAATACTGGCCCTTGAACAGGGCTTCCGTAGAAGCCCCGAAGGGCGCCAGCCCGAGAGGGGCTGTCACCCCACAAGAACCCCTGAAGGGGTTCGCCGCCAGAGCGAACCCCCTACAGGCTCGCTTAAGGCGAGCCTAATAGCGCGCGTAAGGCGCGCGAGCCAGGGCGTTCGCTCCTTCGGGCTACCGCCGCTTCAACTACCCGCCGGCTTACCCCGGCGGGGTGACACATGGCGCCCTTGAGGGGCGCATGTCGCATCGGCCCTTAAGGCCGATGCTCTTAGAGGGGGGTTCAACATCCCTCGCTCTATGTGCCGCCGATGCCGGCGGCTAGTTCCTCTCGGTGAAGCTTTTTGCCCGCAGCACCGGGCAGAAGCCCGGTACACATCTGCGTGGGCGACCAACAGTCGCCTAGCGCGGCTGGCCAATCCGTTTTGTGTCACGTGCGGTTCGGTCGTTGACCTCACCGCCGATCACATCATTCCGCGTTCGCGAGGAGGGTCAGACGAACTCCACAACATACAAGTTCTGTGCCGACCCTGTAACTCTAGGAAGCTGAACCACCGAAGGAGGTGAATTCTTTGCCGGGGCCGTTGCCGAAACCGACTCACCTAAAAGTCTTGACCGGTAATCCGGGCAACAGGCCGCTACCAGAGAATGAACCTCAGCCCCTAAAGGGCGAACCGCGGATGCCTTCCTGGCTGAAGGGCCGCGCGCGGTCCGCCTGGAGGGAACTAGTCCCGGAGCTGGCCCGCATCGGGCTGCTGACCGTGGTGGATGGTCACGCCCTCGCCGTGTACTGCGAGGCGTGGGCCACGTACGTTCAGGCCTCCGAAATCGTGCGCGCTGAAGGAATCCTGATCGACTCCTACCGGGGCGGCAAGGCGAAGAACCCGGCCGCCCAGATCATGCGCGACAGCGCAGACCTGATGATGAAGGTTGGCGGGCAGTACGGCCTTACGCCGGCAACCCGCACCCGTCTCCAGGTGCCGGACGACGGTACGGACGGCTTCGACATGGAATCGCTGTTGAGCGGCTGAGGTTTCCAGCGGACGCGGGGGGCCGCTGGAGAGCGGTTGAGGCCCCGGGTTGAGCTTGACTCCCCGGGACCTCCCGCCAACGCCTTGTATGGTGGGTGGCGCCTGCTACCTGAAGCGGGCGTAGATCACAGCCGCAACAGCGGTAGCGATCAGCAGAAATGCCAGGCGAGCGGTCCGGCCCCAGTTGTCCAGACTCGACCGGACCGCTTCGCCAGCTTGCTTTCCTCCAAGCAAGGCTCGTAGCAGTTCGATAATGGTGGGCTCCCTCCGTCAGGGTGCTGCCCCGAAGTGGGTGGCACCGATAGTTGGGACCCTCTCCCGGGCGCGAGATCGTTTGCAACACGGATCGGCGTGCCGCGTAACCCCCATGGGCGTGTCGCCCATTACGTCGCAGCTCAGAGCACTGAATGAGCAGAACAAAAATTCGATAATTCAACGCGTTTTGACCCGGGGGGGCACATGGCACGGCTCGTCGGCATCAAAACCCCGAGGGTTCCCCGGGTGAGGGCGGTGAAACCGCCGAGGGCGGTTCGTGGCGTGAGGCCTGTGAAACCCCCGAAGGACGTGAAGCTACCGGGGGTCGTGGTTGGGCACAGCTCGCACCGCTCGCCCCGCGCAGGGGCGCACGTCCACCACCACCACGCGACGCCGCACGTGCACAAGGCGCACGTGCCACACCCGCACCACCACGCGCCGACCAAGGCGCACGCGCCGAAGCACACCCCGAAGACGCACCACAAGACGCCGCATCACAGGCGCGCACACCACTGAACAAAACCCGGGCGATCGGGTTCCCGTTCGGTCGGAACCTCGGACCGAACTACTTACTTCCCTTGACGGCGTCAAGGGTGCTACGTTCTTCCCTAAGAGAGAGCGGGAACCGCGCCAACGGTCCCCGCTCCATAGCTCACCAGGGACAGGACCCCCGATGCGCATTCAGCGTAGCAACCCCACCACGCGGTTCGTGGTGATCCCGAACGACACTGCCCAGAACCACGAGCTGTCGTTCACGGCCCGGGGTCTGCTGGCCTACCTGGTGTCGCTGCCGGATGGCACCATGGAGAACGCAAAGACGCTGGCCACGCGGTCACGGGAGGGCCGGCAGGCCATCGCTCGGGCCATGCAGGAGCTTGAGGACGCGGGGCATCTGAAGCGCGGTGCGCAGCACGCGACGGGTACCCAGTTCCGGGGTATCCAGCTGACCATCTCTGACGTTCCGATGGACGGCGCGGAGAGCCCGAAGGACCGGGAATCCGGCCTCTCGGTCGATCAAAACCTAAAGAACCAGGTTCAAAACCCAAACCAAACCCAACCCCCGGTTGGGACTGGTTCGGTCGAGATGACTCGATCGGAAAAGGCCCTTGCGGGCCTGGCGGAGATCGACGGCCGTCTGCATCTGTCTGCCGCCGAGGTAGTTTCCTTGACGCCTCTTGCGGATGAATGGTTTGACCGGGGCGCCGATGAGCGGCGCTTCGCTGCGGTGCTGACGCTGGCCCTTCCGGAGAGCATCAGCCACCCGGCGGCATTCCTACGCCGTCGCCTCAACGACAAGATGCCGTCCGTACGGCCCGTAGAGGCCCCTCAGGCGGCCCCGCAGGTCCGTAGGCACGAGTGCCCCGAGTGTGATCGCCCCGTCGTCTCTGAGGGGCGGTGCGCGGGTTGCCGCGTCAACGAAACTACATCGGTCGAGACGGACACCCGCGATTGGCGCCAGATGGCGCGGCAGTTCGGCGTAGGGGCCTTGACGGCCTAACCACCATCCGCTTCTAGAACAGCCCGAGAGGTCCCCACGGGGGCCTTTCGGCATGCGTTGGGGGTGCGGATGCTTCTCGCCCCCCACGCTCCGCAGGACGCCGCCGAGGGCCTGTTCCGTTGGGACCAGGGCGCGGCTGACCGCGTCGTGAACTTCTTCGAAAAGGTGCTCGTCCACACCAAGGGCCGGCACGCCCGAACCCCTTTCTTGCTTGCCGACTGGCAAAAGAATGACATTGTGGTCCCGCTTTTCGGGACCATGGGCTATGACGAGCAGTACGACGAGTGGGTACGCCAGTACCGCGTTGCGTGGCTCGAAATGGCTCGCAAGAACGGCAAGAGCGAGCTTGCCTCCGGCTTCGCCCTGTACGGCCTTGTAGGCGACGGGGAAGAGTCGGCCGAGGTGTATTCGGTCGCGGCTGACCGCGACCAAGCCTCATTGGTTTTCGACGTGGCCCGCCGGATGGTCGAGCTGTCTCCCATCCTGTCTAAGCGGCTCGTGGTGGTCTCGTCCAAGAAGCGCATCATCGACCCGTCTACGAACTCGTTCTATGCGGTGCTGCCCGGAGACGCCTCTGGCGCTCTTGGCACCAACCCGTCAATGGTCCTCTTTGACGAGGTTCTGACCCAGAAAGACCGGCACCTGTGGGACGCGATGCGCCAAGGATTCGGTACCCGACGTCAGCCGATTCTCATTGCTACCACTACCGCCGCGTACACGTCGGCGCGTTTCGCTTTGGAGGAACACGAGTATGGAGAACAACTCCTCGCCAACCCTTCCGGCGACCCCGCCCGGTATGTGTTCATGCGAAACACACCGCGCGATTGGGACTGGCGAGACGAAGGGAAGCCAGGCGATCCCGACACCGGAGAGCCCGCAACCGGCTGGTACCACGCCAACCCCGCCCTTGGCGACTTCCTCAGCCTTGGAAACCTCCGATCCGAAGCCATAGAGGCCGAGTCGAAGCCGTCCGCTGAGAACGCCTTCCGGGTGTTCCGGCTGAACCAGTGGGTGAGCCAGGCGGAGCGCTGGCTAGACATGGCCGTGTGGGACGCGAACGCGGCTGAGGCCGTGTCGCGGGAGGCCCTGAAGGGCCGCTGCTGCTTCGCCGGCCTGGACCTGGCGAGCGTGAGCGACTTCACCGCGTGGGTTCTGCTCTTCCCGGGCTCCCCTGAGGACCCGGACGCCGAGGGCTTCACACTTCTCCCCCGCTTCTGGATACCGCGCAAGGCGCTTAAAGCCCGCGGGGCGCAGCGCCAAACCCTTGAGTACTGGCGGGACCTCGGTTACCTCACCATCACCGATTCTGACACCACGGATTACAACGTGGTGAAGGAAGAGATAGCCCAAGACGCCGAAGACTTTTGCATTGACCTGTTCGGCTATGACCCGTGGAACGCCACGCACCTAGTGAGCGAGCTTGAAGACGGCGGGCTTGACGGCGTTAAGGCGCCCCAGACCTCGGCCCGCATGACGGACCCGTGCAAGTGGCTGGAAAGCCTTCTTGCGCAGGGCCTTCTACACCACGGCGGTAACCCCGTTCTCCGCTGGATGGCGGACAACGTAGAGGTCCAGTACACGGGGGAAGGCCTGTTCAAGCCTTCTAAGGCCAAGTCTGGCGACAAGATCGACGGCATTAGCGCGCTGCTGAACGCGCTGTTTGTTGCATTCACTGAAGACGACGCAGAGGCGGGTTTTGTCAGCCTGACCGATGACTAACGGGGGTGGGTTGATGGAGAAGCGTAGCCGCGTGTCGGCTTGGGTTGCGTCGATTATCGAGAGTGCCGGGCTGGGCGTGATCGCCTACGGCGTGGCTCAGATCTATACGCCTCTGGGCTGGATTCTGCTTGGCGTTCTGCTGGCCCTGTGGGGCTGGGCCCTGACCCCGAAGGGTCAGGATGCTATGGCTGAGCGGGGGCCTGAGTACCGGTGAGTCTCTTCTCTCGTATCGAGAAGCGCACGGGGGGTCTCGGGTGGCTGTCTTCACAGCCCCCTGTTGACTGGGTCCGTAACGCGTTCCTCGCCAATGACCCGATCTACTCGGGGAAGCAGGTCAACGAACAGACCGCTATGCAGGTCTCGGCGGTCTACTACTGTGTTGGGCTCATCTGTGACGCTATCGCGTCACTGCCGGTCCAGATCTACAAGGAATACCCGGACGGCACCACGGACTATGTCCGGGCGCCGGCATGGCTGCGCAAGCCCAATTACCGCATGACCCCGTTTGACTTCTGGCAGCGCGTTTTCATGTCACTGCTTGTCGCGGGCAACGCCTACATCTTCACGCTGCGCAATGCCAACGGCGACATTGTGGAACTGTGGCCCATTCATCCGTCGTGGGTGTACCCGTATCCGGAGCAGGGCTCTACGGACATCCTCTTTGACGTTAACGGGACCACGATGGACTCAACCGAGATCCTTCACATTCCGGCAATGTCGATGCCCGGCTACTTGACGGGCCTTAGCCCGCTTGAGGCGGCCCGGCAGGCTATCGGCGTCAGCATGGTGACTGAGGAGTTCGGGGCGCGGTTCTTCTCTCAGGGTGCCTACATGTCCGGGATCATTCAGACCGCAGGCAAGATGAACCCCGATGAGGCTAAGCGCCTCAAAGAGGATTTCATGAAGCGCCATCAGGGCGTGGCCAACAGCCACGCCGTGGGCGTTCTAACCGGTGGTGCCACCTGGCACCCGATCACCATCACCCCCGAGCAGTCCCAGTTCTTGCAGACACGGAACTTCACCAAGGCCGATATTGCCCTGTTCTACAGGGTGCCGGCGTACCGGGTTGACCCGGCGGTCACGTCGTCTTGGGGCAAGGGCGTTGAAGAGCAGAACTACCAGTTGGCACAGGACACGTTCCACCCGTGGGCGGCCCGCGTTGAGCAGGCCATTTCAACGTTCCTCCTGCCCGGCTTTCAGACCATGCGCTTCAACATGGACGCCCGCATGAGGGCGAAGCTTTCCGAGCGCTATCAGGCGCATGCGTTGGCCATTCAGAACGGCATCAAGTCGCCGGATGAGGTTCGCGCCGAAGAGGGCGAACCGCCGATTCCTGGCGGCAAGGGTGACCAGTGGTTCCGGCCGGTCAACGTCATCGGGATTGACGAGAACCTGCCGACGTACAGCGACAAGAACAAGCAGCCGGACACCGTTGACGGCGGCGACGCCGGTTCGTTCGAGTACACGCCTCCGGCCACTCAGGACGGAGTGGCGCCGGACGGCCCTCAGGGTCAGAAGGACCAGCAACAGCCTCCCCGACAACCGACAGCAAACGCACCGAAGGGGAAGCGATGAGCCTTCTTGAGCGGCGGTCTGTGGATACCGCGTTCAACATCACCAACACCGGGGACCAGTGGACTTTCGAGGGCTACGCCGCGAAATTCGACACCCGCAGTCACGACCTGGGCGGTTTCATCGAAACCGTCCGAGGTGGCGCGTTCGGACGCGCCCTCAACGAGGGCCAGGACGTGCGAGCGCTCATCAACCACAATCCGGGCCTGATCCTGGGCCGCACGGCGGCGGGCACGCTGAAGCTCTCCGAGGACACCACGGGCCTTCACTACGAGGTGGACGCCCCGGATACGTCCTACGCGCGGGACCTCGCCGAGTCGATGCAGCGCGGGGATGTCACACAGTCGTCTTTCAGCTTCCGCGTCCGCCTGGACGACTGGCAGAAGGAGGGCCGGGGCCGCCTGCGGACCCTGATCGACGTTGACCTACTCGACGTCAGCCCCGTGACCTACCCGGCCTATGAGGACACCGAATCGGGTGTTCAGGGCGCCGCCAGGGCGCTTCAGTTCGCGTGTGAGGCCCGCGGCTGGGACCTCACTGCCGACGACATGGCGGGTTCTTGGAATCCGATTCCGCCGGCACCGGACAGCAACGACGTTCTTCGGACCGCCCTTCGGGCGATTCGGCTTAGGGGTCGCGCCTAAGGCGCTCGGCTCCATCACTTCAGAGGCTCGCCCCGAATAGACGGGGGGCGGGCCTCTTTCGTATGCCGCTAAGGCGGCCCCTAGGGGGAGGCAATACCTTGACTAACTACGCGGCTCAGGCCGAAGCCCTGCTGACTCAGCGGGCGCAGATTTTCGAGCAGCGCAAGGCGGTTACCGACGTCGTGAAGGCGGGCGAGCAGCCGACCGCAGAGCAGCGGAGCCAGCTGGACCGGATGGACGCGGACCTTGACCGGCTGGGCACTGAGGCCCGTTCGATCGTGGAGGAGGGCGAGCGGGAGCGGGACGCTGCGGAGCTGCGTCAGCGCGCTATCGCTCTGGGCGCGAAGCCCGGCGTGTTCTCCGGCGACCAGGGCCGCCAGGCGCAGGGACAGAGCCTGTCCGAGGAGATTCGGGGCCTGGACTACGGCAAGTCAATCACCATCGGCAATGACCTGTACATCCGGCCGGGCGAGGAGGCCCGAGCGGCGCTGAATGGCGCTGAGTCCCGCGTTGCGACTACCGGCGTTGCGGCCAACGCTGGCGCTACGATTCCGACCACCTTTGTTGCTCGGGTGCTGGAATACATGCTGCCGAGTATCGGCGTGTGGCAGGCCGGTCCGACCATCATCACGACCCAGTCCGGCAACCCGATGACGTTCCCGCGTCTGACTGCGCGGCCGACCGTCGCAACGGTCGCGGAGAACACCACTTTCCCGACCAGTGACGCGGCGTTCAACCAATTCACTCTGGGCGCCCACAAGTATGGCGTGATCGTGCAGGTCAGCAAGGAGATGGTTGAAGACTCCGGGATTGACATCGCAGGCTTCATCGCTCAGCAGGCGGGCATCATGGCGGGCCGTCAGGTCGCCCATGACCTTCTGGTGGGTACCGGTGCCGGCGGCCAGCCTAGCGGCGTTCTGACGGCCGCTGTCGCGGCCAACGTGGGTACGACCATGGGCACCATCGGTGCCATTTCCGGTGATGACATCATTGCGCTGTATTACAGCGTGATCGACGCCTACCGGGGCGGCGCTAAGTTCCTGATGGCTGACGCCACCGTGGGCAAGCTGCGCGGCGTCAAAGACGCCTACGGCCAGTACCTGTGGCAGCCCGGCCTTGTGTCCGGCGCCCCGGACGTGCTGATGGGCAAGCCGGTTGTCACTGACATCAACATGCCCCTTGTCGCCACCGGCAATAACTGTGTCCTGTTCGGCGACTTCAACACGTACTACGTGCGTCAGGTCAACGGCATTCAGGTTGAGAAGAGCTTCGAGTACGGCTGGGGTTCCGACCTGGTGTCGTACAAGGTGACTTGGCGTGGTGACGGCGGCCTGTCGGACACGACCGGCGCTCTCAAGACCCTGCTCGGTAAGTGATTCGTAGGGGCAGGGCTTAACGGCCCTGCCCCTTTCTTCTTCCCGAGGGGGTTCGGTTGTCTCTTCTTCGCGGCTATTCGGGAACGCTTAGTGCCACGTTCATGACGGATGAGACGGCCGTAGACGCCGGGGCCGTCACGGTCACGGTTACTAACCAGGCCGGCACGTCTGTTGCTTCCGGCGCGGCCACAAGCGTTTCAACAGGTGTCTACTCGTTCCCCATCCCGGCGCAGACGGCGCTAGGGACACTTACCGTGGCGTGGGCGGGCTCTTCCCTCTCGCAGACCACACAGATTGACGTTATCGGTTCTCCCCTGTTCAACCTGCCCGATCTGAGGGCGGCGGATAGGGCCTTCTCCGACACGTCGAAGTTCCCCACTGCGGCGCTCAGCGCCGCGCGTAGCGCGGTCACTGACGAGTTCGCCCGCATCTGCGGCCGGTCGTTCGTGCCTAAGGGTGACACGTACACGACGACGCTCGACAACACGGGGTTTCTGCTTCTGCCGCACGCGGACGTAACCAAGCTGGTTTCGGTCACGATCGATGGTGTCGCGCAGGACGTGACGATGCTTCAGCTTGACCCGATCGGCAAGGTTACGGGGCTGCCGACGCTTCAAGCGGCGACGCTCACACAGTTGTGGAATGGCTCGATCGGCTCTGGCACGCCAGGGCCGGGCCTGACGGTTGTCACCTACGAATACGGGTTCCAGCACGTCCCTAACGACTTGTATCGGGCTGCTGTACAGCGCGGCCGGTTCATCCTGGCGTCTGTCGCCTCCGGCATCCCCGACCGGGCAACGTCCTTCGTCGCCACCGAGGGCGGTTCGTTCACTCTGGCTACGCCGGGCAGTGGCGTGTGGCAGACCGGCA